TGCTACAGGTGGAAGTGCTTCTCTTCCCTTAGAAGAATATGGAACAAAAGCAAAAGAAAAATCAGGTTCTGTTGGTTGGGCAACAGATGATGCTATTTGGGTATTTACTTTCGTGTTTATTCCCTTTGTTTCTTCCATTGCTTGCGCAACCGTTTCTGATGCAGCTACAGGGGAAGCAGAGGATACTTCCTGAGGTTTAGGTTTGCCAATGGATGTATCTAATTCTTCCTTAAGTTTACCTAAATCTTTACCTTTCAGTCTGCCTGGGCTTGGATCCCCAACTCGCACTTCAAAGGGAGCCAATCCAGGTATCCTGAATGGTTGATCAATTAGACTATTAAACATATCTTTATCGCCAAATTTGCCAAGCAGTGCTTCAACAAAATCTCTTCCTTCAGAACTCATTTTAAGTGTTAAGGATTTAACAAACTTCATTGAGTTTATCATTTTGTTATATAAAGAATCACTCTGGGATTTAAGTTCATCATACCGTGCTTTTTCTTGCGGATTCAACTTAGCGTACTCTCTGGTGCCAATGATTTTTGACATCTCTTCTTCTATAGCTTTAAGTTGAGTCTGATATGAAGACAAGACACCAACAGCCGCACTTATGTCGTTAATAATTGGTTTATCAGATTGCTTAAGTTTACCAGGATCGTATCTATCAAATATTCCATCATCAATCTGCTTGATGTTCTGTTCAATTTCAAGAAGAAGTGATCCTTGAGGGGTGAATTCTTTTGCTCCAGGAACCCATTTCAACCACGGATGTTCTTTGAGTAATTTTTCTTTTCTTCTTTGCAGTTCTTCTTTAGTTGCTTTCTTTCCTCTTTCAGCGATCATGTCAATGACCATTTGAGTATATGACTCGTAACCACCGCGACCCATTCCACTCAATCCCATACCCTTGATAATCTCAAGGAGTTTAATTCCTCCATAAACAGCAGCAGCACCTAACCAAACCCATGGATTTGCCATTAAACCGATCAATGCTGGAAGTTTGAATAATAAACTAGTTACAAGACCGCTAATAGCACCAGTAACTAAACCAATTCCACCATTTAACGCAAGACCAACACCTGCTGCGACTGCTAATCCTTTAATTAGATCATTCTTGATTTTCTCTAATTCTTCAGTATCTCCTTTCTGCCATGCTTCTAACGCATCTATTCCCTTCAGTCCTAACCATCCCATGAACAAAGATTCGAGAGCTTTCATGAACCCATCAAAAGGTCCACGAATCTTTTTACCTAATGCTTGAACAGGTTTAATCAGTGCCTGCTTAATTGAACTTTCAACGAAGTTTTCCTCTGCGCCCTTCGCAGTTCTATCAATCTCTTTTCTTTTCTTATCAATCTCTTGATTATCTTCTACAGCATCTTGCTGACCCCTCTTTACCAAAAGGTCAGCAATGGCACTCAGATTTCTTCTAATGGCAAGAATATTTTTATTAAGAGAATTATACTGCTTCTCAGTAACATATCCAGCAGAAGTTCCCTCCCGATCAACATTACCTTCGGGAGTATCTGGTCTACCAGGAGGAAGTAACTTTTGTGGATCAATAGCCATCAGATACCGTTAGCTTGCTGTGCCTTTAGATTCTGCTCTTCAATATAGGATTCTAACAAAGCAAGGTAAATATCCCGTTCAAAGGGATACATGTTCTCAATGTCACTCAAGGAGTATTTATGATGCTGCATCAAGGCAAAGTTAATCTTATAATAAGATACAATGTCTGAATGCAACATCGCTAGCTGAAAAAACTTGCCAGTCCCTCCAAGACGATTTCGTTCTCAACACCAGTATTGGGATTCTCAAACTTAGCAGTATAAGAAAGTCTGGGCATTGTAGAGAAGAATCTCTCAATTTGTTTAAACTGAGAAGAATTTAGCTGTTCAATAAATTGAATCCATTCTTTTTTAGTGTGATCCTTCGCGTTCCAAGTTTCTTCCTCAGAATAGATCATTTCAACGCAATTAGCGATAACATCAAAAGAAGTATCAATGCTAGTTGCTTCGCCAAAGTTTTCTGAGATGAATTGTGTTAGAGACGGGTATGCCATTCTCAAAGTCAAAGTTTCATCGACCTTGATATCACGAGTATGGTTAGGATCATCAACAACCTTAATCTCATCAATATAGATAGTCAAGGGAACTTTAGTCTCACCGTCATCCTGACAAGTTACGATGACATCAATAGATTCTCCAACTGACTTACCACGGACATTGAGGAACAGATACTCAATATCAAAGGTAGAGAGTTTATCGATATTTACTCCACGAGTCAAAATACAAGCAGAAAGAACTTCTTTAATTGCACTGGCAATCTGATCAAGTTCATCACTCTCCATTGCCATTACAAGAACTTTCTCTTCCTTGACAAGGAATGGGCGGTACTTAATTTTTTTTCCAGTAGACGGAATAACCAACTCAAATGTCGGAGTCGCAATCTTAGGTAAAGGCATGATATCCTATAGGATTTTCAGTATGATTATTTAGGGGGTTCTAAAAACTGTTCCTCTTGTTTCAGATGGAGGACCTGACGCTCTTATATCGAATCCTCTTCTGATGTAAGTCTCATTAGTCTTTTGAGGTGGTGGTGCAGCTGCTTCTGGTTTAGCAGGTGCAGCAGAATACTCACCATCTCCAGACTGTTGCTCTTTAGATTTATCAGTTCCTTTAAGACTCTTCACTTCACCAAGAATATATCTATCATAGTTAAATGCTACATTGATTTCAAGAACTCTATTACTATCGTAGGAAATAGCAGTCGGTATAATATTAATAGGGAACGCATTGATGAAACTATAAGTTACCGATTGATAGTGATCTCTATCAAATTTGGTAAGTCTCATAACAGGCATTTTATAGTTGTCTGGATACTGCATTCTTGTGTAGTATGCTCTTTTATCCAAACTAACTTCACCAGCACTGGCAATGTACTGTTGCCAGAGTTCAAAGAATTTAATAACCTTATATCCATTATCTACAATGAAGTTGAAAGAACTTTCTGTGTAAATTCTTGTATGAGCATACTTTTGCTGAATTCCCATGTAGTTACCACTGACTTGAGCAGTAGCAAAAGTTGCACCAGGAATATCAGCACCCTTACAAAGCAATCCCAACTCTCTCTGGATGAAGTAACTCGATACTCTCGAATCCTCTTTTTGGATGTACTTTCTGAGGGGATCTGGAATGGCAGAAATTTCCAACTCGAAATGATTGGTTGTTGCTACCTTAGTAAACAACCCCAAAATATCGTTAGTTGATTTTCTTCTAGGGTAACTCACACTAAATACCTTAGGTTGACTTATTATGATGGCGTATTCTGGTAAATTTCGCCCAAGTAATATTCAAAAATATCGAGGAGACCATCTCAACATTATTTATCGTAGTTTGTGGGAACGAAAGTTCATGGTCTACTGCGATAAGAATGAGAATATTCTTGAATGGGGAAGTGAAGAAATTGCCATACCATATCGTTCTCCTTTAGATGGGAGAATACACAGATATTTTCCAGATTTCTATATTAAGGTACGCGAAAACACTGGAAAAATCCAGAAGTATATTATAGAAATCAAACCCAAAAAACAGTGTATTGAACCACAGAAGCAGAAGAAGCATACTAAAACTTATATTAGAGAAGTGACTGAGTATGCTAAAAATCAAGCAAAGTGGAAAGCTGCATCAGAATACTGTAAAGATCGTTTACTACAATTCAAGGTCTTAACGGAAGATCATCTAGGTGTATGAGTAGATTACAACCTGTCGTGGACGGATTCACTGGACTTGAAAGTTCAGATGACATCATGATCCAAGTTCTAGAGGTATTGACTAAAGAAGTCTTACTTCCAGAACCAGGGAATTTCTACACATTTGTTTATAGAGCAAAAACACCTAATATTGAATACGATGAGTTTCCCTTGATTGCATGTATCGATGTACAAAAATGGGGGTTTGTTGGATTTAGTTTCCACTGGGGAAAACAAAGAAACTATAGCTGGGAAGAAGTTGTTGGCAAACTACATGTAGTTGAAGCTAATGAACTTGAAGATGCTAGATCATTAGGTTATGCCAAATTTAGAATATCCACATAAATAGGAAATAAAAAGGAATGGCAGCCCAATCCAACATAATCTTAAGGTATCCATTAGATATTATCGATGTGACGACTGATTATATGTCCATCGAAGTAATGGAGTACAAACCAGGAGGAATTCCTTCCTTTAAAGGTAAAGTATCTGATTACGGAGCAAATACCAAAACAAAATCTGGTAAAGCAACATGCACTATTTTCTTGCCAATGCCAGACAGTATTGCTTCTGTTAATAGAACTGGATGGGGAGAAAGTAGAATAAGTGCTCTTGCAGGTGCAGGACTTAAACTTGCTGGAGGTGCTTTAGATGCCGTATCTGGAAAGAAAACTGATCTTATAGGTAGCGTAGTAGATGAAGTTCAAGGTTTAGCAGGGTCTGGATCGGGATATGATTTACTTAGGAATTATATCAGGGCAAGATCTCAGATTGGAATCATTAACGGTTTAGCGGGATCAAATATCAGCTTAAACGATGTTCTTGGAAGACAGTCTGGACAAATCGTTAACCAGAATGTTGAACTGCTTTTCAATGGTGTATCTCTGAGACCCTTCGGATTTAACTGGGACTTAGTTCCTAGGAGCAAAGAGGAAGCAGATAAAGTAAGAGAAATAATTCAAATTTTGAAGAAAAGTATGTCTGCAAACAGAGAGAATACTTCTTTCCTTAAAACTCCATATGTATTCAGGTTGAGATATAGAAAAGGTAGTGGTAACAATGAATTTTTAAACGCATTTAAAATTTGCGCTATGACTGACATTGGAGTCGATTACACTGGTTCTGGAGCATACTCAACTTATGAAAATGGAAGTCCAGTTCACTATCGGTTGAACTTATCCTTCACCGAACTCGAACCTATCTATCAAGACGACTTCGATAAGGAGGGATACTAATGGCTAGCAACTCTTACTTCAGACTATTACCAGACTTTCAATACCTCAACCCAACACAAACGGGTGGGGCTAGAAAGCAGTATGTAGATGTCAAGAATCTCTTCCTTAGGATGAAGGTTAAAGATTCTGCACTGTTGTATGCTACCAATTTTATCAAGTATCAGGTTTATGAAGGAGATAGACCTGACAATGTAGCAGAGGATTTATATGGTAGTCCTTACTATGATTGGGTAGTTCTTCTAACTGCCAACATCATTAATGTCAGGGACGAATGGCCTATTAGTTCCAGACTTCTTTATGATTATGCAGCGGATAAGTATGGAGAAAATCTAAACGCAACTAGACACTACGAGACAAGAGAAGTCAAAGATAGCAACGGTAGACTTATCCTTCCTGCTGGGCAAATCGTAGATCCAGGATTCACAATCCCTGATCCAGATAACATCGGACAAACACTGAATCCTGTCGTAAGTGTGTCTAACTGGTTAGTTGAGACTAGAAAAAACAATGAAAAAAGGTCCATTAAGGTACTCAAAAAAGAGTTCTTAGGACCTTTCTTAGAAGAAGTTAGAAGTTTCTTGCAATATCAGGAGTCTTCCCAGTACAATTCCAGCACTGGAAAAGTTGCTTCTGATGATTTAATTTAAAGAAGACTGAGTAAACCATTGACGCTTTTCTTAGCGTTAATGGTAGAGTATGGAACTGCGGGATTATCAAGAAGAACTGGATCCTGTCCCCTCATTCTGGCGACTCTGGTGATCTCCTCGTTCTCCTTCTCCGTTGCCAGATAACGATCCTCCAGAAGTTTGGTCGTTATTTCTTTGGCACTTGCAAGATCCACATCCACAGCTGAAGTTGAGTGGTTGTATTTCCATGCGTTTCTAAATGTTCTAGTGGGCAATTCAGTGTGATCGATTACAGCATACTCTGCTACGGGGACATCCTTTGCGATGATATCCTCGTCAGAGAGCATACACTGTTCCGAAGGGATAAGCAGGTTGCAATAACCGTCATCCCCGTTAAAAACGATTACTTTATTGCGAGACATCAGAGAGCAGAAGAAACTACGATGTTTTTTGCGGAGGGAAACATGATCAGGACTTTGTTCCTTGCATCAGTATCATCTTTAGCAAATACATCCAATTTAGTAGTATTTGTATTGTTGCCATCATCATAAGTGACGACATAATGATTACCTTGAAAAGCCATTGATTTAATGAACAATTTCTACTAACTTATTTATTAACAATAAAATCACCAATAACCAAAACATCGATGTTCATTTTTAGAAAAGATGAAATTGCATGATATGGAGTTTCTACGATTGGTTCTCCATTGTCGTTAAAAGATGTATTAAGAATCACTGGAGTTTCTAACCTACCCAACAAGTCATAAACTTTTGGATTTTGATCAGAGTTAACAGTTTGAATTCTGCAACTCTTATCCATATGAGTAATTGCGGGAATTTTGTCAGTCTTAGAAGTTTGGATATAGAGCATGTATGGAGTTATAAATCCTTCCTCAAAATATTCAGAAACATCTTGCTCTCTAATAATTCCAGCAAAAGGTCTCCAAGACTCTCTATGTTTAACCCTCTCATTCAAAATATCTTTATTTTCCGCAACAGCAGGACTCATGAATATTGATCTAGAACCTAATGCTCTGGGACCATGCTCAGATCTTCCCTGAAACCATCCAACAATTTTTTGATTTGATAGCATCACAGCAACTTCATTTGCATCATATGGCACATATGATAATCCAAATGCATCGAGATACTCTTTTATTTGATCATTAGAATAATCTCTTCCTAACAAAGATATATTTTCTGGAAGATCTATGGTTTCATTCTCCTCAAAACATCCCCATGCTGCTGCACCAAAGTGAAGTCCAGCATCATCAGTAAATGGGGGAATGTGAATATTTTTAAATAATCCACTTTCTTTGATGAGGGTATTGGCAACAATATTGAGGAATGTGCCTCCAGCGAAACAAGTAGTTTCGTCTAAGTGATATTTTCTCAATCCTTTCAAAAGACTTAGCATTCCATCTTCAAAACTCTTTTGAAGCCACCGTGCTCCTTCTTCTGGAGTGTCTGGTGGATTAAACCACCCACCTTGAGGAAATGTAATGTATGGGATGCTGTGATCAATTACTGAAAATCCAGATTCAAATCCACCCTTATATTTGTCTAGGGATCCATATGCAGACAATCCCATAATTTTTCCAACAGACGAAATAAAGTCAGTCCGAGATTCTGTTTTTTTCTGCATCTTCCATGCATATAATCCAGAAGCAACATGTGAGTAATAATTTCCAAAATTATTCAATTGTTGATCTGGCATATTATAGAATCTAAAAATCTTCTTTTCTTTATTAAAATATCCGATTGAATTATTTTCAACATAGGGAATCTCACTCCTATATGGATCATAAAGTCCAGATCCACCACCATCAAATGTAAGAAATGTTCCCTCATTATATGGTGAGGTGAAAACAGTAGAAGATGCGTGAGCTAAATGGTGACCACAGAAACGAATCTTAGCGTTTGGAAAATGTGGTTTGATATTTTTAAAAGTTAGATTCTCATCATAATGAAATGGTACTGCAGTATTATAAACGGTAACATAGTAAACTATATCAACATCCTTACCAGTTATCCCAGCATATTCTAAACAATGGTTAATAGATTTGTGAGGAAATTCTCCATCATACTTTATTCTACTAAGTCTTTCTTCATTAACACTACATATATGCTTTCCATGAATAAAGATTGTGCATCCAGAATCATGGATATCAGCTTCCGTCAACTTACCAGTTTCGGAATTAGTTAAGTTTGCTGCGATAGGATGATTTATATCACCATTAAAATCAGCACCGTAAATACCAACAATAATCATATCACTTTTATTAGTATCTATATTAAAAGGGGGAACTTAAGTTCCCCCCAAAATTTATAAATTACTCTTCAGCAAGACGCTGGAAGTAACTCAGAGCATCATCTTCGTCTTCAGATGCCGAAGAAGTTGCCTTAGGAACGGAAGCGAAATCATAATCATCTTCCTCATCGACAACCTCAGGATCGGGTGCCTTAGGAGCAGCAGAGATCCCGAGAACATAATCGAGACGCTTCTTCAGTTCGTCATAGGACTTGAACTGAGTGGGATCAACAATCTCTGCAAGAGAGTATTGCTTCTTCCAGATTGCTTCCATAGCATCGTCGTCATCCAGGAGAGCACCAGGACGAGCAAACTCAGAGGAGTCGTAGTTCCAGTATCCAGCAACCTTCTTGATCTTGATCTTGAAGTCTGCACCTGCCCAGAAATCGAACGGGTTGATAGGATCTTCGTCTTCAAACTCAGGTTGCATGGCAGACATGATCTTGTCAAAGATCTTCTTACCAAACTTATAGAGGAAAACTTTGCCTTCGTTGTCGGGATTTGCGGGATCCTTCACAACATAGATGTTGGCATAGTACGACAGTTTACGCTTTTGCTTACGAGCGGTTTCTTTGTCGTAGTCAGTGCCACTGTTCCAGAGACTCGTGTTGAGTTCGGAGACAGGATCTTTCTGACCAAGAGTAGTCAGAGAATTCTCGATGTACCAACCACCAGTGCCTTGGAAGGCATGGGAGTACATTTTTGCCCACGGAAGGTCTTCACCTTCAGGAGCAGGAAGGAAACGGATCACTGCATAACCGTTACCTGCTTTATCGACTTCGGGTTTCCAAAGACGATCGTCAGACGCGCCACCTCCCTTGTTGGTTTTTTCTACTTCCTTGACCAGTTTGGCAGTCAGGGAACCGAGGGAGGACTGTTTCTTAAGGGATGCAAAAGACATTTGGATTTGGCTTGTGAAATGGATTTGGTTTGTACGGGTCTATTATAGGGCGGACCCAACGCCCATGTCAAGAAATCTGTTTCCTGACATTTTCGAGGGTTTTCTGCATGTTGGCAAAAAGAACCCCACAGTCCACATCAGATGGGAACCCCATCATTATAGCAGACTTACGGACATTATCGCGCATTTCTTTTGCGCGAGGATCATCGGAGAGAGTCATCCGTGTGTACAGATTCCTCTGCTTCTCCAGCAGAGTGTCGAGTTTGTCAAGATGCTTGACCTTATCTTCACGATCCAACTTGTCGAACGCAAACACTTCAGTATAGATTTCTTCCTGAAGTTCATTAATATCTTGGATTGCCTCTTGGACAAATTCCGATTCAAAGAAGTCAGACATTTTTCTCCTCTGCCTGGGTTATTTAGATAAAATTGGAAGAATTGTAGCAACTAAAATGACTCTTCTTTCTTTAGCAGGACTTTGCATAAAATGCTTTCCACTAAAGAGTATAGCATCATCTTCCTTTGGATTATGACTCTCGTATTCAGATCTTTCTAAATTTTCGCAAAATGTTTTACCACCAGAATCAGTCAAATATAAGATAACATTACCATGAGGATACTGATGATCTATATGAGGTAAAGTATTGTATATTTTATCTTGTGGATGGACGCAGTTCAGAGAAATTCTTAGGTATGATGCAAACTCTATACCATTGAAGTCTAAAATTTCATTCAACACACCAATAACTGCATGTAATTCGTTAGCATCTGAATGACAAGATTTTGGGTATCTAAATTCGTTTTCTGGTCTTTGTAATATCGTTCTGGTATAAAAGGGGAGGTTTTTTTGTTCTCCATCCACATTAACAGGATCACTATAATTAGGTGTCGCTGATGGTATGTACGACCACATAATGTCTGTACCAAGAACCCATTGCTTGAACCTTCTATAATTTTCGGAGCAAGGATTCTCTAGGACTTTCATAATGGCAACCGTGCTCTCGTGGTCTTTTTCATGAAGTTGAGATCGATAGCATCACGCTTCAATTTCTCCTTCAAAGGTTTTGAAATAAGTTTGGTAATTGAGTCTACTTCAATACTATTCTCTTCACAGAAAAGAACAATTGCCTCAATATAGTTGATCTTTTCACGCAAGACCAGATTCTCAATTTCTAAAGAGAACTTTGTGGCATTCATAAATTTCTTGCCCAAAGCTTTGGTTAGTTCATTTTCCATTTAGTTTAAATTCTACGAAATTTCTGATGTACTTGGTGAGTAACTTCATGTACTTAAGTTTATCATACTCCTCGTATATTTCACAACTACCATCCTCACATGCCATGATAATTACGAACTTTTTAACAGGAACACCTGTCAGTTCATAGTACATGCAAGCATAAGCGGCACATTGGACGAAATAACCATCAATCCAGTCTCTCGG